AATGTTGAGATACTATCATCAAACTTAAACTCCTCAGGCATTGCACGAACAAAAGGAGTTGTTTCTTTACCAGACCTACCAGTAGGATCTCCTGTTGGTAGGATTTCCTTTGCAACATTTAAGGTATTGAAACATGTGTGTACTTTACCATACCTCTGGGTGTACTCCTCACAAAGGGCAAGACCATGATGTAGGAGCCACTGCCAGTTCATCACAAACTCATTAGCCCATATGGTACAGGGGTGGTTACGGAAGGCACCTTTCTCTGTGCTGTATGGGGTTCCATCGGCCTTGGGTAAGGTACCGAACCCATGACCCCATTTGTCTGAACAGACAATAGAGAGCATCTGACAGGTCTCTAGGGGCATCTTGACAATGTGCTTGTCAGGAAGGACTCTGGCACTCTCCCAAGGGCTATCACTAGTTACAAAGATATTCATCCAAAGGTAGAATCAGGCTCAAGAGCAATATAGTAGGTAACGTCAATGTTTTGGTTCTGGAAACGTGACAGAAGTTTTTCTGACACAACCACATCATAATTACCAGGAACAATCTTCAGGTTCTCTTCCTTGAAGTTGAAGACAAACTCTGCGTCAGTCTCACCAACAACAATAGAGAAGTCATTAGAAGTGTCATTCTTCTTGTCACGTGCAACCAGTTTGATCACACCATTCTCACCAATCACTGAGATGTCAGGGAGTTGATAGACAGATGCAGCCTTCTTCAGTTTCTCCAGTTGCTGACTGGTCAGTTGAAAACACACATCCTCAGTGGGAAGAGTAATCTCTTTCTCAGGTGGTGCAACAATCACAGACGGGTCTGCAAAGAAATACTTGGAACGAGAACGACCCTCCTTGATCACAACATACTGATCATTACCAAAGTCTAGATCAGGGGAGGAGTGAAGAGACAGACCGTTCAGGAACTGGTTCAGGTCATAGATACCGAAGTCTTTCGGGAACTCCTCAGCGACATTGGCTTCAACTAGGATGTTCTTCATCACTGAAATACTTCGGAGTTTCTGACCTTCCTTGAATAGGATGGACTGATTGATAGAAGAGAAGTTCTTGAGAAGACTTACAGTGGATTCAGACAGTTTCATAATCAAAATGTTTCGTAGTTACTTTGGGTTTCGGAGTTTTTGTTGTGGAAGAACATTAGAAGAACAGCATAATGCATAATCTTCATAATGTCACGTTTTGGAGTTCCCTTCTTATCATAACGGGAAGTGTACTTGAGAATGTTATCACGGGAAAATGGTTCCCCATCCCCATGAGAGGCCTCAATGAAATCCAGTGTTTGAATGTTCTGGTCATTGGCAGCATAGTGTTGACCATAGGTTCCTCTAATATACTCTAGAAGTTCTCTTACGATTTCTTCTTCGTTATATTTCCAGGGTTTAGCTATACCAAGATTTAGGTCAATTTTATCCGTTTTAGTCAATTCAATTTTATCATCCGTAGAAACAAGAGGTGTCCATTCATACCCATTATCTGGTAGTTCATTCATGTAATCATACAATAAGGACCATGAAATCATTCTATCAACTCTCCACAGTTTTGTCAAGATTGAGAGCTTCAACAGAGTTCATCTCAAAATCTACATCTACCTTGTCATACAGTTCAAGGAATGCAGACTTAGTTTCATCATCAAACCTATTGACACAAACCTCAATTGCCTTGGACTTATTGCCAAAGATATTGTATGCACGGACGATGTGAACCAGACGACGGGTTGAGATTACCTCATCAATACCACCATCATAGAAGGTCTTACGGATGATGTCAGCCCAATCTACAAGGTGCTTACAGAAGGCACGGTCTTCAATACCAAAGTCCAGAGAAATTCCTTCAAGAATTTTCTGTTCTGTAGATGGGGTTGGGTAGGACTGTTCAAAGGTTACACAGAAACGTTCGAGAAAGGCTTCATTGAGAACGTTAGTTCCAATAAATCTACCGTCATCGCTGCCTTTACCCTTAGTGTTAGCAGTTGCAATAACATTGAATCCCTCCTTGGGTTGAACAAATTTACCAATCTTTTTCAAGAAAACACCTTTACCTTCAAGAATAGATTGAAGACATAGAATTTTATTAGATGCAAGGTCAACTTCATCTAGAAGCAACACTGCTCCACGTTCCAGAGCCTCGATGACTGGGCCATTATGCCAAACAGTCTCACCGTTAACCAAACGGAAGCCACCAATAAGATCATCTTCATCAGTCTCGATGGTAATGTTGACACGGATTAGTTCCCTCTGGAGAATAGCGCAGGCCTGTTCAACCAAGAAGGTCTTACCGTTACCAGAAAGACCAGTAATAAATGCCGGATAGAATAGACCAGACTTAATAATTTTTTTAATATCAGTAAAGTTACCAAAACTGACGAAGGTATTATCTTTAGCAGGGATAAGGTTTTGTTCGATTGCGGGAAGTGCTGGAGGAGCTTGATAGTCTTGTTCTAGCTTCTCTTGAACAGTTAGATTCCACTTACCACGACCAACTTTATATGCGTCCAGTTTTTTAGTTACCGTTCCATAAGTGGTGTCATTCATCGCACACCATGCACGAACATCAGCGGTTACAACCTCTGAGCCATACAAGTTAGTGAGAGAAGAAATGATGTACTCAATTGTCAGTGCCATGTGTGTTGTGTGTTTCAATAACGATAGTATAGGACAAAACCGTCCGGTCAGACGGACGGTTGTGACGGTTTCTCAAGTGGTCAGCTGATGATATCAACAAACTGACTCAATACCTTTCTATTTAGAGCCTTAGAGTGGAGATTTTTGGCAAAGGCAGACTTGATTTCTGCTTTAGATGCTCCCTCCTCAACATCAAACTCAGTCTCATTACTGAGTCCACTAGTCAACATACCAAAGTATGAAGTGTATCCGGTAGATTTAAGAGCAACAAACTTCTCTTTCCTAATTTTTTTGTAGACATCATCTGCAAGATACCCACTATAGCGACGGACAAAACCTTTGAAGTCACTGTTGCATGCAAGACGAATACCGATAGTGTTTATATCAGGAAAGGTTTGTTTGAGGTTCCTTAGTAGGATGTCAGTGAACTTCCAGTATTCCTCATCTACTTTATAAGTAAATCCGGTCTTACGATTACGAACAAAATCACCAGCATAAAGACGACCAAATCCCATACGATTGTCATCATAATAGCTATTCTTCTTGAAGTAACTGGGGACATTTGCCTCACCATCAGTCAAAATAATTGTATTAATTTTTTGTACATTATTCTTCTTTTTAAATTCAGGAATTAATTCATGAAGACAGACGATAGCCTCATTGAGTGGTGTTCCAGATAGAGTGAAGTGAGCAGGAGTATCATAAGTACACCATTTTGTATGACAATAAGCAACACGAAAAATATTTTTCATTTGCATATCAAGTACTTTTTTACTCACGTCACTTGTAAAGAAGTGCATAAGACTAAAGTCAGGAGATATACACAAGTTATACTCAATAACTTCTTGTACTTTAGTCTCTTCCATTTTTTGAATTAAGTTTTCATGATAAGTGTGTTTAAGGTAACTGTTGGTGAAAGCATATACATCAAAGGGGATGTTTACTTTCTTACAAAACCAAATCAAATTAAACAGTTGTTGAATAGTATCAAGCAGACACTCATTCATAGAGCCAGACCAATCAAGAATAAAAATCAAACCATGATTTTTACCATCAGGAATTACATTAACTTTTTTGAATAAGTCTTCGTTGTATTGGTAAGTATGAAGTTTGGTACAATCTAGGGTACCAGTCTTTGAAGTAAAGGCCCTTGAATATGCATCTGCAGATTTCTTAGACTCAAATTCTTTCACAAGATAATTAACTTCTTTAGAAGAATTATTTTTGAATTTACTGTACTCAGTATCAACCACTGTAAAATCTTTTGGCTTTTTAGTTCGATACTCTTCATTATAGGGACAATAATATGGTTCTGGGTTGAGTTGTTCATTCCAGGAGTTGTTCAACTCTTGATGAATATGATCGTTTGATATAATAATGGTAGACAAATTGACCTTAGGAATCTCAACATAATCAATAGATCTAATTGCATTTCTACTAACATCTCCAATGAGGTCTTGAGTTCCATTTGTAAATGCTTCATCTGTCTGAACCTCAATAGGTTTAGATTCAGTACTGTTTTCTAGTTCACTAGTTTCTTCAGAGGTAGTATTATCTTCTTCTGAAGAATCTTCTGTATCAGAATTAGGTTCTTCTTTACTATCTACCGGTTGTTTTTCACCCTCACTAGGGACCTCATCATTACCTTTTTCGGGAACACTCTCTAAAGGAGCCTGACAATAAGCGTAAAGAATTTCTGCAATCATTACACTGTCTCCGAAGGTTTCTCCCTCCTCCATCATAGAAATAATTTCTCTTTCTCTCTCATTCTTGATAGGAATATCCACAAACCTACCAATCTTGAAGTATAGATTGGCACGGTCAGCCAAATTCATCTCATCAATATCTACTTCTTCTAAACCAAAGAAATCTTTTTGAGATAGTTCTTCATAACCTTTGTAGAAATCTTTTGCAAGACCAGGATATCTACGTTTCATCAGTTTCTCAATCCGTGCATCTTCAGTCACGTTGACAAACTGTTTAGGTATACGATCTTCCCATGACCAATCATTAGGAGTGAACAAAGCGTGGCCAACTTCGTGACCTACCAGCATGTTATAAACTTTTTCAGATGCCAACTTCCACAAAGGAAGTGTCAATACACGTCTCTCTACATCAAACTGGGCAGTTTCTACATCACGGTTCTCTACTACTAGGTCTTCTGTAGCAAGAAGTTTTGCAAGTTGTGACTTGATCTCGTAGTTGATCATGTGATTTTTGTTTCAATATAGCTATATTACACCAGATAGACCAAAACGGAACACGGTTTAGACACTTTGTCAACTGTCCACCCAAAACTAAACCCCCCTTGGCTTACGCCTTGGGGGGTCTTTAGTCAGTCTTCTCCTTGGTAGGATTTACTTAATTTTCGGTAAGAATGTGACGACAAAACCTCCTTGCAGTACTATCTATAATCTCACAATCCGAAATACACTGGAAGTAATCTGTAACTTGATCGGTTGATTCCTCGCTAACTGTTTTTTCATCCCACTTCCAAGATGCTAATTCGTTTCGTGATAAAAGGTCTTTCATAATAATCTCCGTATCACCGTATTATATAGTATACTTTGTGTTACTTTACTAACATTTGTGAAAATGAAACATTGATTAATCAATGTACATGAATTGTACCAGACTCGGGATGAACATGAGGAACGGTACTATTATATGGATGAAATTGACCGTGAATAATACCTCCACCCAAGAGAGCAAAGAAACTTAGTAGACCTATAATTTTTATGTAATTAGTCATTGTAGTTTTCGTGAGAATCCTTTTTGTTTTTCAAATTTAATAAGATCGTCAAACTTATCTTCCATACCAGTTTTGTGACTGATAACGAAGATGTTGGCATCTTTTATTATATATCGGATAATTTTAAGGAACTCATCGGTACCAAACCCGTCCAACGAACTATCAAACACCTCATCCATGATAAGAAGATTGGTATTGACAGAGTTTTTGACACGAGCAATCTCCCTCCAGGTAAACAGAAGGGACAAATCAATCCTCATCTTCTCACCTTCACTGAAAGATGCGTAGGAGAAGTCCTCATGAATAGGAGACTCAACTGTTTCATTGAACTCCTCATCCAATTTGAAATTGATGTAGAAGTCCATCTTCTGAAGATACTTGTTGACCTGTTGATTGATCAACGGAAGATACTTCTTGATAATTTTAGCCTTTACACCACCATCTTTCAGTAGACTATAGATGAAATCATGGTTGGAAATGTTGTCTTTGTGCTTTACCAACTCATCGTAAGTCTCATCTAACCCTGTTCTTAGTAAATCTAACTTCTCATGTTCAGTATTTCGGTTCTCGATCTGACTGGTAATAGTTTGAATTTCTGATTCGAGTCCACTGATTTGTCGTTGGTAACCAGTGATCTGTACATTGAAAGAAGAAATGCCATTAAGGGTTTTTGAAATCTCGGAGGACAGTTGTTTGAATTGTGACTCCCTCAATTCTTCTTTTTGAATTGCGGACTGGAGTTTTTCATATCCCTCTCGTAATTCTTCTGCTTTAGATTGGGAGTCACTAATTCTATTTACTCTAAACGACTCTTCAATGTCCTGTGAACAGGTAGGACAAACCGTATTTTCGGTAAAAAATTTATGTTCCTTGACAATACTTTGTATCTTTGACGACAGTTTACCCTTTATACCACCATACTCTCTCAATCTTTCGGCAGCATTATCAACTTCTTCCAGTTGTTTTCTAAGACCCATCAACACATCTTCCTGTTGGGTACTGTTCTCAAAACAAGTCTGTACGTTTTGATTTAGGTTCTCAATCTTCTCCAGTCTCTGTTGAATATCTCCACGACTTTGCTTCTCAATCTTATCGATAAAGTCTTTTTGCATATTTACTTTATCTTTTAAACTCTCCTTCTTCAATTCTAGAGTCTTTACTTGATCACGAATCCCTCTAAGCTTAGCTTTGATTACATCGTTCATGGAGGAGAAGATCTTAATGTCCAATAGATCCTCTACAACCTCTCTACGAGATGCTACAGGGAGTTGCATAAAGGGTACAAAGGTAGATGAACCAAGGATCACAATCTGTGTGAAGGACTTATAGTTCATCTTGAGAACATTTTGTTCTAACCACTTCTGTTGATCTAGAGCCGAAGATGACTGGTCTAGTTCCTCATCGTTACGATACAACTTGAAGATGTTAGGTTTGATCCCACGTTTGATTTTCCAGTTGACAGAGTTTACATCGAACTCAATATCAACTACACACCCTTTATCATTAGTCGAATTGATCAACTGAGCCTTGTTGATCTTACGGAATGACTTACCATAGAGAACAAAAGTCAGAGCATCTAGGATTGTAGACTTACCAGCACCGTTTGAACCAACGATCATGGTAGTCTGATGTTTGTCTAGGTCAACTGTTGTTGGATGGTTACCGGTGCTCAAAAAATTGGCCCAGGTAATTTTTTTAAACGTTATCATTTTGGTCAGGTGGAATCACAATGTCATCAGTTGTAATAACAGTATACCTGTGGTCATGCATCTCACAGGTCTTTATCATTATCTCATCATCTACTTCTAACACACTCATCTCTGGATAGTCAAGGTCTTCCAGTTGTAATGCATATCTCTCGGCATCATCCTCTTCACAGAAGATGTAGAGAACTTGTTCTCCATTGTCATCAATAACAGAATATGCTCCCTCCTTTTCCTTTCCCATAATTGTAATGATATACATTAGACAACCTCACATGCCTCTTGATAGATGTCTTTAATCAGCGACTGAATAACTGTTTTATTTAACTCAGTTTCTGTCTCATCAATATATCGATTGAGAATAGACATGGTGTCTTCTGACTCTTCAGTTTCAAAATCTTCAACATCAAAGAGTTGAAAGTTCTCTACAATCTTTAGGTCAGCAACACCACAGTTATAAAGTTTGTCAATAAATTTTTCAAACTTCTTAGTGTCTGTCTTCTTCTTTACAATGACTTTGACAATCTTGTTCTCATACTCAGTGGCATTGAATGTCTGATGGTCTGTGTCGTCGTAGTAAATCTTGTAGAATAACCGGTGGGGATTATTTACAGGTGTATGTTCCAGGGACTCAGTATCAAAAATATGGAAACCTCTGGTACTTTCACAGTCATTCCAGAACATTTCATAGGGATTACCAAGATAGTAAACGGTCCCATTGTCGGATCTAGAGTGATAGTGTCCAGAGAACACTTTGTCGAACTTATCATAGGCCTTTGCATCATGACCGTGCTCCATGACGTGGCCTGGGGTTGCAACAAACCCGTTGAGTTCAAGGTGTCCCATCGCAACGGAACACTTTGTCTTTTTGATGATACTATATGTTTCTTTCTGGTTCTCCTCATTGATCCAAGGAATGAATAGAATGGGGAGACCACCCACAGATACTTCTGTAGGAGAAGAATAAATTTTAACATTATCATACTCTTGTAGGAGAAGGTCTACAGCATTAATCTCATTAGTATTTTTGTAGTATGCATCATGGTTACCCACCATCAAATGCATATTGATACCCCTTTCGATTAGAGGATTAAACACTACTTTCTTTGCCCACTTTAGTGATTTAAATTCAATACCCTTTCGACTATCAAATGCATCACCCATGTGAATGACATCATCAACACCTATCTCATCTAGTGTAGGAAAAAAGATATCTCTATAAAACTGTTCAAAATAATCATGAAAGAGTTTAGAACCCTTTCTAGCACCGTAGTGCGTATCCGTAATTATAGCCAGCTTCATCAACCACCTCTCAGTTTCTGATGCACTGCATCTTTGATGGAGTTATAGTCTGAGTAATTACTACTGTCAAGGTCATTGGCATCAAAGACCTCATCGAAGTCTGTTCTCTCCAGGATCTTGTTCTTGATCTCTAACTGCTTTTTCTCTTGTGAGATACGTCTCAGGAAGGCATAGTAGATGATTTGTGTGAAGTATGCAAAGGGGTTCTTTGACTTCTCTGGATTAAAGTTATGGACGTATCTTACACAGTTCTCAATACCGTCACAAATCATGTCCTCTTTGAACATGTAATTGACGAAGTTAGGTTTGTATGATAGATGGTTTGCAATCTTTAAGAAGCACTCTCCAATATACCTAGGGATCTGTGGTTTAGGTTGATCATTGAGTTTTGCCTTTTCTACTTGTGCGAAATAATTCTCAAGAGCATTCAAGAACTCTTTATTATTCACATAGTGTTCAGCACTTCTAGGTTTAGGCATGATTGCATTTTATATTGTTTTTATTATAACACCAAAATCAAAAGTTGACAAGTTCCCAAATGTCCTATAGACTAGGCTTGTCCCCGAAGATAAGGATGCTATAGGTTCTTTAAGAAGACTTGTATAACTTCTCTAAAACCTCTTTGGTATCTCTTACGTTTCCTAAGTATCCCATCTTTCTATCTAGCTTTTGAAAGTTACCTTGGGTAGACTTACGAATATAATCTTGATAATTCATAATCATTTCTAAGTTCTCTGACTCAGATAGAGTAAGTACATCATCTAAATCAATTACAAATAAATCTTCATTAGAAGTTTTTAACCAAGGTTCAAATTTATAACCAGTGATTGAACCTCTACTTTTAATTGGTTCAACCATAATGGGATTGGATATCAATAACATAGTTCTATCATCTTCATCAGATGCTGCTACCTTAGCAAATATCTCTTCACCACATTTAAGTTTTATGGTTGCATAGAAATCATCTTCTATAGCCATACTGTCTCCTTTTTCTAGTCTTTTATGTCAATAGTTAAAATATCGTAGTTGAACTGTTCAGAAACATAGATCTTGATGCGTTCAATAAAATGATTGAGTGTATAATTTTTTCTTGAGTTAATCGTAAAATCATCAGCAATGTCATAAAGTTTAGCACTCACTTTATCTTTGCCTTTACGTAGGACTCTACCAATACTCTGTAAGTTCCGAATACGAGATTTGGATGGAGAGGCAAATATTACATTGTGTAGATTTTTAATATTAATACCGGTGCTGAATGTTCCGTATGATGCGACGATAATAGCGTCTTGCTGTGATTCCGTAATGAGTCTGACCTGTTCCCTATCTTCTGCACCAACACCACCGTGAATAAAGAATACTTTTCTTCCTTCATTTACCTTATTATTTATCATCTCATATAAAATTGCACCATGAGATTCAACTCGACTGAATAAGACGAGAGTATTACCCTTCATATCACAAGACAAATTAGTAATAAATTTATTTCTCATCTCGTGAGAGATGAGATGCTGAATCTCATCCTCGTATGTGTCAAACTTCTTTGGTTTATACTTCAATACAAGACACTGAATATCAAGTGTAGCAAGATGACCTTCATCAATCAGTTTCTTTGTTCCAGTGACTTTATATGATGGTCCAAACAGTCCCTCTAACACCCACTTATGGGTCTGTGTACCGTCTAATGTACCTGTGAATCCATATCTATACTTAGCATGATGTAACTTATCCATAATCCCTACAAGAGACTTAGACTTGAACAAGTGTGCCTCATCACCAATGATGACATTATAGTCCTCAAAGAACTTCCTATCTAACTGATAAACAGACTGCCAGGTGGTAATAGTCACTTCATTCGTATTGACCCGCTCACGCCCTGCGTAGATACGGTGACAGTGGTTCTCTGGGTCCCAACCATACGATTGAAAATCTTTATACATCTGTTCTACAAGAGATGTAGTAGGAACAACCAATAAAATTTTATTACCTTTTGCTACATGGTATCTGACAATAGTGTAAATCATAAATGACTTACCAGATGCAGTAGGTGATATCAGTAACTTACGATTATATCTCAGTGCATCGTAGACAGCTTCTATTTGATAGTCTCTTGGTTCAAAATGAGTGATGGACTTCATATAGTCCTTGACACCACCCATTGATACAAAGTCATTGACTTCAAATGGTGGTCCATAATACTTGTTATTTTCAAATTGATATGTATATCCTGCTGTCTCACAGAATGCTACAACCTTATCCAGAAGACCAACATAGATCCTCTTTGTTTTCATATTGAATAAATGTATTTCTCCATTCCAATGCCTACTTCTATATTGAGGCATAAACTTTTTATTTTCTATTTCAAACGTAAAACGGTCCCGCAACTCATGCTCTACATGCGGTTCAGTTGTTATTTTTAGATATACTTCATTTACCTTCTCAATAATCAAATGAGACATAATGTAACTTTTTAGTTACTATTATTTATTATACACTGTCAAATTGATGTTCTAATAGAATTCTATAAAAATTATCTCTCATTGTAATAAGGTCTTCTTGTTCACGAGCATCACCACCAGGCCATCTCTGAACTGCTTGAGATAGTCCTGTGTGAATGAGACGAACACCCTCTATAGGTAGTTCTATGTGATAGTAACCTTTTTTGTCCATTAACCTACTCCAGATGAAAACCTCATAAAGTCTATTGAGTTTTTAATTTGATATGTTCTATTACTTATCTGTTTTAGAATTTCTTCTAGGTAATTCAACATCACCGAATAATATTCTATCTTTAACGAAACTCCTGAGAGTTTCTCATCCGCGTCAAGATATTTTGACATAGTATCTTTATCTCTGATCTTTTTGGGAAACGGAGTTTCAATGTAAACATCGGGATCTGCTTTTCCCGAATAAAATTCATACCTTTCATGACGAATATTTTTCTTTTGTTGTTCTGCTTTTTTCCTTAGTAACATAAGGTTATTATAAATGTCATAATATTTTGAATGGAGAACAGGAATGTTTATGGATTCTGTATGTAAGTTATCAATATCAATTTTAGAATCCTTTTCCCACATCTCTTGGATTCCAGCAAGGTCAATCATTTAGCAACATTCGAATGGTTCTATATTATAGTTAAGATACTTGAAACTAACTTCTGCTGTTAGGTATTCAACATCAGGTAAAGTTGAATCAAAGTTAATATCAGAAAGACTGACAGGAAACATATCCTTAAACTTAACTGTGAATAATGGTGTATTTATTGAACTCAATATAGTTAGAGTTGCATCAGATGTCAAGTTTAGAACACTATTATTTTCTTTGGGGATATCCCAATGATTCTGAAATGCATATATTTCTTCCAAACTTTCGGGAAATCCAATACCCCTCATCCATCTCTGGATTTGCATGTAGTTCTCTAGATCTTGGTCAATAAAGAACCTAATTTGTAAATCATTGAAATCTAAGATGTCACCAACTCTTGGTATCATCTTTAAATAACTAGGTTGTTCTGGGGCCCCTAAGGTAAACCCCGGAACGTTAATTGCGTTACCATAAAAACCAACCTTATCAGCTCTTGCTATTGAAAACCTAAATCCAGTAGCTTGTAAAAAGTTTCTATCTGTAACTTGACCTGCGAATGAATTTGTCATCTATAGGTGGTATTGTGTTATTTATCAGATACCTGCATCTGTTAATCGTTGTTCAAGAGTCTCAATCCTTGCCATTGCTTCTTGAAGTGCTTTAATTGCCTTCAAGTGGACAATAGATTGCTTCCAACTCAAAATATCCTCTCCTTCAGCAATTAATCCTTCTGATTCAGAGGACATCTCCGCAGTGGCAGGCTTCTTTGTTACCAAGTTAGGACAAACTAATTCAAGTTCTTGTGCAATAACACCAAGCTGTAGTGGCGACTCATCACCATCAGCTTTGTAACGGAATTTACGCATTCTGATATTTTTGATATCATCCCACTGTGAAGGAGCATCAACAATATCCCTCTTCATTCTTTCATCAGATGAAATAAGAGTGTAAACACCAGTACGATTTTCATTATCGCCATTACCTAAAACATACCATTGAACTCTTGCAGTTGATACATTATTTGACTGAACGTAAAAGACTGAATTACCAGCATTACTATCCTGTCTGTAGACACCACTTTGACCAGTATTATCAATGAAAAAGGGAGTGTGCAGAACACCACCATTAGATACGCCTATTTGGAAACTAGTATTACCAGTTGAATCGGCATTAATCTGTGCTTGCCCACTGGAGCTGTTGTAACTTAAGTCAAGTGCATTACTTACAGATGAGCTAGCACCCATAAGAATTAACTGCCCCGTACTGTCGATACGCATCCGCTCGGTTGGACTTGTCGCACCATCAGAGGTTGTACCAAAAGACAATGATCCTGGTTTAGACGAACCACTCCAAGTCCCTCCATCTCTTCGGGCAATTATATTTGCAGAAGGTAACTCAGAACTATCACCAATCTGAATAGCACCAAGAAATTGTTGGTCGCTAGGAGC